ATTGTTCTGCTTCTTCTTTCGCTTGCTTCGTTAATCTTGAATTTGTCATTATCATTGCTACATCGGCTTCATAGTATCCTCTTGCAGTATATATCTCTTGCACCGCTTTGTTAGATACATTACCCGTATAGCATTTACATTGCACAACACATTTTTTTCCATTACGGTAGCAAATTATATCTGCACCGTGGTCACCCGATACGGGAGTAGTGTCTATATTCGTAAAACCCATTAAAGCTAATTTCGATGCACAATGAAATTCAAACGCTATGCCTTTTGCCGTAGACGATAGTGCGGGAACTTCCTCTTCGGGTTCCTCTACGGGCTCTTCTTCAATCTCTTCCTCGGGAATTTCTTCTTCGGGTTCTTTAAAAAACTCCTTAAAAAACTCTCGATAACGGAATACGTAAAAAGCTAATAACCCATTAAAGAGTAAAAATAGGAAACCAACAAATTTTTGGTTTGATTCATAACACATTACTAAGGCTATTATTGAAATTACTATGTATGCACCAACTAAAACTTTTATAAATTTTTCCATTGCCCCTAAAACTTTTATTTTTCCATTGCCTTGTATACGCTTTTTGTATACTTTTTGTATACCTTTTTTATATACGCTTTTTGTATTTTGCGGTGTGGAAGGGGGTTACCCCTATACTTATACATTCGGAATATCCCCCCTCCCCCTATGGGTCGGGGGTTTTATATAGCTATGGAGCTATTATAAACAAACACGGCGAACAGCTTCGGCAAGTTGAGGATCATCCAACAACTCCCACAATTTAACGTCCAATGCCTCGGCAAGCGGAACGAGTTTGTCAAGCCCCGCATTGTCAACGGAGCGCCCACCGCTCCCCGTGAACTCATAAGATTGTATTAAACGACAACTAACCCCCGATAAATCCGATAATTGCCTTTGACTCAGACCGCGCATTTTCCGAAGCTCTTGTAATTTTGACATATGATCACCGCCTTTTTATTTTTCGTCGCCCTGATCAAGGGCGTTATTATCCTTGACCGAAATTATAGCACGGATCACAGCCCCGGCGCAATATGGCAAAATGCACAAAAGCAGTATATTATATTTAGTTACTTTTATACTGCTTTTGCGATAGATTTATATTGCGTTTATACTGCTTTTGTGATATAATAATACTTGAAGAGATAAGATTGTTACCTCTTCCGGTGCACCCTCACCGTATAGAAGAAATACAATATTTAAGTCGTTCACGGCGGCGGGGTTGGGTAAAGTAAGTGTGATGCGACCCGCCGCAAATCTTACAAATCCATAAGCAACAGCAACCGGATCGCCCTATAAATGGGGAGCGGTGAACAGACAGCGGGGACAAAGATAATTAAAAAAAACAAAGAAAAAACAAAGAAAAAACAAGGAGGACAAAAATGTTAGCATTATTTATTATCGGCTTTGTCGCTGGATTTGGTACCGCATTAACGGCGGGGCTGTACCTTGACAATAAGCACCAGAGAGAAATTATTGATAAGCTCATAGAGAAAGGGGGTGCAGAAGATGACACCCCGTGAGATTGTAGCCCTTACGGGCATAAGAAAAGCAAGTATTGTGCTTACTATCCGTAAGTATATGACTTACGGCTGTACATTAGAGACAGCCGTAAGGAAAACCAAAGAGCTTGACGAAAAACCATTCAGAAGCTATAATAAATAAAACAACGAAAGGACACCCCGCAAAGGGGCGAAAGGTGGAGAAAATGAAAATTAAGTATAAATTATATGAATCAAGTGAACAAAAAACAAAGGCTAACGAACTTATATACTTTGATTTCAACGAAATTGTGTATAAATTCAAAAAATGGTATGAGGAACAAGTTGAAGATGATGAGCATTTAGTTGGCGTTTTTGATACTAAACAAGAAGCGCTTGATGTTTTTAACCAACAATTAGAAGTTTGGAACGGTTTTGAAGATAATAATGATTATGTTTGTTATAAATTTTTTGACCTTGTAACAGTAAATGAAGATAATGATGTGGTTGATGTTATTTTTAGTAATAAAATTAATTTGATAACGAAAAGGGTGTAAAGGTGAAAATTATGAAATATACAATTTTTAAATTTGAGACATTAACAAACAAATTTACAAGTTTTGAGGAGCTTGTAAGCTCTGAATATTTCTCAGAATTTGGGTTTGATCACGATATCACCCAAGTTGATGATCTTGATGCCATTAAAAATTTTAGTTGCGTATTCAGAAAACACAACAATAAAATAAAGAGTATTGGGCGTGTCTGTATTTTATTGCAGACACCGAAACACTTGAAATCGTTAAATTTGCACCTTTTGAATAAAAAAAGCCCTTCGGGGCTTTTTTTAATGCTCCGATAAATTCCGAACAACAAGGACGAACAGCAGCATCCACAAGCAATAAACACCCTCTAAAACGCTCCACAAGCCCCGTAACGGGCTTTTTTGTTTTCCCGTGATAAATTGTAGGGGCGCATACTTAAAATCACTTACAGAGGCTTACAAAGAGTTATTATATTTGACCTATGTGTGATAGGACTTGTGGATGATATGGGCTATACCCTATGGACGATGGGCGATTTTGCCATTTTCACCTATAAAAAATTTGAAGGAAAACGCACACCCGAAAAAATTGCTTTAAAAGCCCCTTTCTGCGACTTTTTTGTTTTTGTGTGTAATTCTTCACGGAAATGTAAAAAATTTAAATTTGGGGCATTTCTGGGCGATTTAGAGGGTATCTGTGCATTACTCCGATATTTGACATTACACACCGAGTGTCCGTGAGTGACAGACAAAGGCGAATTTTAGTACATTACACCCTAAAATCCGCCTCTTAAAACTGCACAAAAACGCTAAAACCCTTAAAATTACTTGCTTTCGGCTAATTTTACATTACTGTCAACTATTCGCGAAATAGTTATTTTGCGAATAGTTGAGCCTATTTCACTCTTGAAGCTCACGCCCTTTGTGCACATTGCACAAGAGGCGGCTCCGAGGTTCTCCTTTTTCTTTTTCGGCGGTGGGCGAGGGGGTTACTTTTTTCCCCATCCTCTCAACCCTCTTCAAAATCCGTCATCAAATTTTCAACCCTCCCCCCGGTCTTCCAGACTGTTTACTCGTTCCCTGTACTTCTCCTCTATCTCTTGCATCGGCACATCATCGCCCAATGTCTGAGTAGGAGTAACCACAAGCTCTTGTTGGTCTTTAAACCCGTCATAATTCTTCTGCCAGAATATACCCGTCACAGGATTAACTTTGCCGTCTTGCATCAAGCCCTCCCGATACAACGCACACGCCGCTTTCACCTTTTTAATGAACTCCGTTCTGCGAGGATTGCTTGTATTTCTGCTCACCCATTCGTCTGCTTGATTCTTCGTGATACCAATAGCCGTATAAGCAGCCATATTCCCGATCTTCATATCGTACTTTATACAAGTCCTCAAATAATGCGCCCATCGCCTTTCCATTTCGTCAACATCATCATTCTTGACCATTGTCTCGGGTGTGATCTCCGCTAAGAAAGTAATAAATTTCTGATTATACCCTTCTTCCAATTTTGGATTATGCTTTTCTTTTAAATTTTGACCTCTCATATAAATTTCCTTTCGTCAATTTTTTAGGGTGAGTTTTTTTTCAACTCCCTTTTATATTATTATTATTTATTATTTTTTAAAATATTTTATCTTATAAGAATAAAACTCACCCTAAACGCACTCAAACCCTTGCTACGACTGCATTTGAATAGGGTGAGTTTTTTTTACGCAAAATTCACCCCTTTCTCAAACCCTTGCTACAACTGCATTTGAGAATTTTCAAATTTTCATAAAATTCACCCTTAAATGCACCCAAATCCCTATAAAAATGCACCCACTATAACTTTTATATTATAAAAAATCGGCTTTCGCACTATTAATTGTGGTAGGGTGAGTTTTATTTTTCATAAAAACTCACCCTGTTAAAACGGGTTTTTTCCGATAAATTTTAATCTCTTTATTACTGGATACCCACGAATAATGACAGTATCAAACCCCAAAATTTGTAACCTACTTGAAAAGTTTTTCTTCATTATCGGCGGGGAATCGTAGCCGAGATCTACGCAATAATCTTTGTAGTAGGTGTAAAGGTCACTACGTTTAATAGTTTCCTTTTCGTCCTCAATGCAACACTCCTTAATGAACGCATATAAGGTGTCGCTTCGTTGGCGGTATTCTTCCTTTAGGTTTTCGCTTTCCGTTGTCTGTGTAAAGGTATAACCATTGTTTATAAGTCGTTCTAAACCCTGCATTGCCCATTGAAATATGCCCGGGAATTCGGGAACGAGCTTATCGTATAAGCTTCTGTCGGGTTCAAGTACGACACGGCGCATCGGGACGATGTCTAATCTCTTGAAGGTATGGTCTCCTTTATCGTCCAATATCCTCGGTAGGGTGTTGCAGCCGCAAATAAGCATGCCGTGGTAGTAGGTCTCAAACGGTTGTTTCCCTTTGAACTCCACTCTAATGAGATCACCGCCCGTTAACTGCTTAAATACAGAAATATCGTGTATATCGGACGCACTCTGATCGGGAACAATGTTAAGACGCTTATTGTACATTGAAGATGTTGCAAAGCGGTCGCTCATCATCTGCATAGGTACGTTTGATATATTCTCCTGCCCGAGCATTCCCGTAAGCACTTTAAAAATAATACTCTTTCCCGTGTCGCCTCGTTCGGAATAGAATACAAACTGTCGTTTAATGAACATACACGATACGTTGGAAAGTGCAAGCCCTATTATCTCTTGTATCTTGTCTTTGAATTTATCATCGCCGTTTGCGGCGTAGTCTAAAAAAGCGTCCCAGTTTGGGGTCTCTACGCCGTTCTTGTAGTCGAAAGTAAGCTTCCTAAAGTATATCTTATCGGGTGAAAAACTCTCCATTTTACGTGTATGGATATTGTATAAGCCGTTCTGCATTGCAATGTATGTATCATCCGTGTCATCGTCCGTTAATGGAATATAGGCTTGCATTAATGAATGTGCATTGCTTAATGCGTGCATCGTTCTGTAGCCATTTTTTATATACTGTGATAATATTTTTATGTTATCATCTTTTTCCAATGTGTCATATATCCCATTACGATATACATAGATATTTCCGCCCTTGTCACGCAAATAATGATTATCTTTTAAGGCGAGTAAAGCAAGATTATCGGGGATCAATGCACCTTTTTTATCACGCATTGCTCCGTAAGTCTTGTTTTCTTCTTTTACTTCAATGTTTTTAAGCTCCTCTTTTGTATGCCCTTTTTGGATCCAATCCGTTACGTCTTCTTTTTCGTCCGTTTCGGGGAGGAGTACTATTTCAGTCTCCCAGGCATATTGTCGTATATCTCTTTGTACCTCTTCCGCTAATGTCTTGCCGGGCTTGTCGTTGTCGGGAATTATCCTTACGCTTTGTCCTTTGAATAGCGGTGCGAATTTTCTCTTCCAGTCCGAAGCGCCCCCGGCGGTCACGGCAAATAAACCGAGCTTTCTAAGGGTCTCTACGTCCTTTTCACCCTCCACATAATAAATATAGGGCTGTGATATGTAGCTTCTTACTTTCTCAAAAGCTCCTTTATTGTATATCGTGCGCTCCGTGTCTTGTGCACCCGAAATAAACTTCCCGTCCGGGGATAAAGTCCCATAGCGTATTTTCTTAGGTGCTCCGGGCGGTGTTTTAAAGCGGGCTTTTACGTAAGTACCGTAATTGTATATTGCTTCTATATCGGGATTTATTTCTTTCGGAGGCTCTTGCTCCTTGAAATAGAGATCGTGTACAGTCAATCCCAAAGCTTCCGTAATGTCACGAATGGAACATCCGCATTTGCAGTGCATCGCTATTCCCGTGTCATTGCTTGTGACGTGTAATGACGGCTTTGTGTCGTTGTGTGACGGGCATAGTGCCGCATATTCATTACCGCCTATCTTCTTAACTCCCTCTAAGTGACTTAATAGCTCTTGTAATGTCATCCCCTAAGTTCAACTCCTCTCCGTCTTCGGGTGCTAAAGACTTTTTGTCCGTATGATTTATAACGTCCACATCAAAAGCAATGAGTTTATTGAGGTTTACGAACCATACGTAAAAAAACGCCTTAAAGCCTGCTTTTTTGCAGGCTGTTAAGTGCCAAAGCTGCTTGGGCTTTGCAAGATTGATATTCCATTTATCCCCGTGACATTCCTTTGCATCAAATGTGTATAGATGCCCCGGGATCAGTATCTCATAGTCAAACGGTTCACCCTCAATGAATTTACCGTCCAATGTTCTTAAAGCGTTATTTTTGTGAGCTTCGTAACCGTTATCCGTGACATACTTAATAATTTTGTTTATCTGAGCTTCGAATATATTACCTTTTCTCATACACGGTCGTCCTCATGTGCCCTCCTCACGCACCGTCCTCATACACGGTCATCCTCATAAAAATGGATCTCCATAGTAAACCATTTATGCTTTTTACTCTTGAGGATCTTATTGATGACGGCGGTTATATCGGTGCAGGTCTCTTTCTGCTTGTATTCTTCAAAAACCGTATATAGAATATTGTTTGTTATATCGTAGAGCATTGTGCAATCTTTCAAATCTCAACTCCCCCTTAACGCATTAATAAGTCTTGCGGCATCGTATTTATTGATAATGTTCGGTACCTCTCTGCTCTTTGCTAATGATTTAATGTATCTTATTTGTTTTTCCGACGCTTTCCCATATCCCCATTTGCGCTTAGCCTCTTTTTCGTCCCATATATATTTGTATTGGCGGAAATTGGTTTCTAAATGCTCTCTCAGATCCTTAAGTACATCCGAAAGAGGTCTGCCGTTCACGCAGCCGAGTGCATCCGCTTTCGGTATTTTAAAGGTCGTACCGGGTACCGATACTAAAAGCTCGCCCGAAACCGTTTTTGTTATATTCAATCCTTGCAGATCAATATTATTGGTATTCGCCCACAGATTAATTTCTCTGTAAGCTCTCACAATGTTTTCAGGGTCGTGTTTGTACTCATCCCGTGCAATTCCTTCAAGTTCAAACAAATCACCTTGTACGAGCCTCTGAGAGCGTTTTTTAAGGTTTGAAATGTCAAGCCCTATAAGAGTGGGTGCCGTGCATAGGTCGTGTTTATCCGCAATACCTACGCAATCTATCAGGGTCAAATAATCTTTTCCTTCTGCAAGACGGGTTCCTCTCCCTACCATTTGCGTATATAACGTGGTGCTTTTTGTCGGTCGTGCTATCATTACGGTTTCGATTAATGGAATATCCGTCCCTTCCGTAAATATCCCACAATTTACAATGCAAGGTATTTCACGGTTTGTAAAGGCTTTTATTATTTCTGCTCTGTTCTTAGTGGCTGCCGAAATACAGACAGCTCCGGGAATACGCTTTGCGATCTCCTCGCAATGTGCTACGGATACGCCGAATATAAGGGTCTGCCCCCGTGCCTTTTCTCTGTAAGCCTGTGCTATTGCATCGGTTATCCTGTCCTCATTAATGGCTTTTTCAAGCTCGTCAAGTGAATAATCACCCATACGAGTACGCACATTTGATAGATCATAGCTTATTTCCGCTTGTAGGCATTTAATGGGTGACAAGTAACCGTTTTCTATACCCCACCTCAGATCTCGTTGGAATATTATATCGGAATAAATTTGAGATAAGCCTATTCCGTCACCTCTTGACGGTGTAGCGGTAAATCCCAAATGTAAGCGTGGCTTGAAATAGTCGTATATCTTTCTGTAAGTAGGGCTTGCGGCGTGGTGACATTCATCTGTTACAATTATTTCAAACTCATCCGGTTTAAATCTCTTTAATCTTCGTGATAAGGATTGTACCGACGCAGATACAACTTCCTCATCTGTTGCGTGTTGAGCCGCCTGCTCAACCCCGAAAGAACAATTAAAGTACTTTCGGGGCTGATTAACAAGCTCTTCACGGTGTGAAAGAATAAGCATCCGTCCGTTGCGTGGGATCTGTGAAAATGTAAGGGTCTTACCTAATCCCACTGCCATTTGTATAAGATAAGCACCCTGTTTAAGCGTTGATATTTTGTCAATACATTCTTGCTGATAAGGGCGTAAAGTTATTTGTTTCATGGACTTAATCCTTTCAAGATATGTGCTATCACATCCACCGTCCACCCATTGCCAATACACTTATATCTTTGAGTGTTGCTTACGCCTTCCGTATAATTATCGGGCAATGTTTGCAGTCTTTCATATTCAAGCGGTGTAAGTTTTCTGGCTCTTCCATTTTGATATACTTTTTTTTGGGAGTTTCCCCCTCCGCACGTTGTTAAAGTGTGGACTTTGAAATTTGGATTAAAAATCCTTTTATGTATATCGTGATTTTTAAAGTCCATAATTGCACAAACCTGTTTTGATAAATTTATATTAAGTAACGGGTAATTATAATAATATTTTTCGCTGACTTCGTTTTCTAATATGTCCTTTAACACTAAATCACTACTTTGATAATTTAGGTCAAACATAATATTAGTCCAATATAAACGAGGGCGCTGTTGTGCTGAAAAATCTGAGCTATTGATCAATACAGGCTTGCACCCTAAAAGCTCGCTAATTATCGCTTTGCTTTCTTTATTCATACTTGCAACATTTTCAAACAAAAAGTATTTAGGCTGCATTTCTTCTTTAGCCCTTAAAAACTCAAAAAACAATTTACTTTTGCCGTCAAGGTGCTTTCTTGTTTTACTTTGGACTATGCTTAATGATTGACAAGGACTGCCGCCTATAAGTAAGTCAAATCCTTTGTACTGCGTAAAGTCTGCTTTTGTTACATCTCCGCAATGCTCAATCTGTGGATAATTCTTTTCGGATATTTGTATTGCATATTTGTCTATTTCGTATGCAACATATCTCTCCACGGGTATATTAGTTCTCTCCAGAGCAATCATCCCACAAGAAATGCCGTCAAATAAGCTTAATACTTTCATTCTGCTTGCATCACCTCCAACAATTAAACAGTCAATATCATATAATCCTTAAAGAATTTATTTTCTACTACCTCTTCTTCAGAATACTGACCGCACCACTTATTCCCGAACTGTTCACACATCTTTTCCCTCGTTTCTTCGTATGTACCTTCAATTCGTATTATATAATTGTGCATTAAATGACCGCACCCGAAGGTAAAATACCAATATTCTTTCATTTTGTTATCTCCTTTACTTTTTTCTTGTGCCAATCAAGTAGCCATTTTCTTATTTTGGAAGTTTCGTAGTCATTACTTGTAAAATCAAATTGGCTTTTAGTTCCAAAAGGGTTTTTCTTCAATAAACAAGGAAAACCAATACAATCCGATATGTCAATCCATTTTTTGCCCAAATAAATCACATATCCTCTTTCAGTCCTTGGCAGACGTTCTATTTCATTTTGAAAGTCAAACCTTATTGCAGGACGAACACTGCCAAAGTTGATAACTATTTCACGCCCCTCACTATCAATGTTGCCGTTTCTATACACAACCTCAACATCTAAAGCTCCATAGCCACAAGTACGCAACCAATACCAATATTCACATCTTGTTCTTAATATACATTTCGGCAATTTTTTAGCTTCTTCAATGCTTAACAAAAATATCTTATCGTTCATTTTCAAAACTCCTTTTACTCATCATTACCACTCACACGGAATTACAAACAGTATTTTACCTTGTCTTATCTCGACATCGCCTATCGGATCGAGTGTATATTCATCTTTGTTTTCAGCTTTTGCTATACCGCCAATTCCCTTACCATTCGTCCATTTTCTAACAACAGACGAATTCTTTAAAATTAAGTTTTCCTCTGTGGAACGATAAGTTTTTTCTCCTTTTATAATCCATCCATATTCGCATACTACACATACATTATTTTTCATTTTTATTATCCTCCTTAAACAAATTTTAATATTTTTTCGATATTGCCACCGTAGCCGTAGCCGCAGCTGTCGCCGTAGCCGTTGCCGTAGCTGTCGCCATTGCCGTTGCCGTAGCCGCAGCTGTCGCCGTAGCCGTTGCCGTAGCTGTCGCCATTGCCGTTGCCGTTGCCGTCGCCGTTGCCGTTGCCGTAGCCGCAGCTGTCGCCATTGCCGTTGCCGTTGCCGTTGTCGTTGCCGTTGCCGTTGCCGTAGCCGTTGCCGTAATAGCATCTAATAACTTCTTTTTTTGTAAGTTCCCTGATGATGATTATTTTGTCTGCTACGCATTTCACGCCGTCAGATTCTATTACATTTCCTTCAACCTCGAAAAAACGGTTTCCTTTATAATTTTCATAAAATTGAAAAACATCTTTGAGATTTTTACAGAAATGAAATCCATTTTTACAAAGTTTAACATCTCCGTCAACACAATATGTCTTGCCGATTTCATATTGAAATTCCCGACAAGTCATATCAGCGTTCATACCTTTGTAGCCTTTCATTTTTTCACCTCCTTTATAACCATTTCAAACATTTTTGGTTATAACTTAAAACCAATTACCTTGACTGTCTTGCATAATTTCTTTTCCACAAAACTTACAATATGCGTGAATGTTACATCCGTCAAATTTCTGTAGTTCATCATTTGGTAAATGCCATCCCATTACATTATGATAGAACCAATTAAATATATGACCTTTTGATATTAGATATATAACTCCACCCACCCATACAATAGCGATAATGATTGTAATTATTTCCAAAGTCTTAATTAACACATCTTATCCTCACTTTCTTCCTTATACGGTTCTGGTAACGGCATTTTTATTATGATTTGATTGTTTGTTTTTATATTGTTCACTCATAGGAATCCATTTACAATTAGTTGGTTCATAATTACCATTAACATCTATACGTTCTAATGTAAGATGTTCTTTCCATCCATGATGTAATCCCCATTCTATAAATGTTTTAGGATGCCCTCTCCACTCGTCGCATACTGAAATTCCTCTTTTCCCATAGGCATTAAAATGTATATCACTTTTTCGATAACATCTACTCATCATCGCTTTATACGAACGATAAATCCCTGTGTTTGACATTCCATGGGTAATATTTCCGTTTGCCATATCTTTTAAATGTTCTTTAGCAAGACATCCACAAGAATGATTACTTCGTTTTCTTGTTAGTATTCCAGATGCCATTTCGCAATAATTACCACAATCACATTTACAATACCAAATTGCTTGTCTGCTACCGTGCTTATTCTTTTTTGTAAATCCATGTTGTTCTATGACTGTAAGCTTGCCGAACTTTTTTCCTGTTAATTTTTTTACTTTCCCCATATCATTCTCCTTGATAACTTGGTGGTAACGGCATCCACGCTTTCAATTCCTTATCGCTTGCGTTCCAACAATCGCCGTTATCAATGTGAAAATGTCCGTCTCTGAAATAATATCCGCTTCTAACCACTGGCTCTCTATCTCCAACTTGTATCGTCACCAATACACGGGTATCATCTTCCGGCAACTTCTCACTTTTAGGAATCCACCGCTGTTCTGACTGTACGGACGGTAATCTTTTAAGTAAATGCTTTAATGTCCCAATAAAGCCTTCTTCTGTTCCCTCCTCAACATACCAATCACCATACATGTCAATCGCCGTCTGTCTGCTGATTAAATCACTCATTCCTTTTCCTCACTTTCCTTTGGCTCATTCAAATTTTTAACCCACCGTTGCTTTAATTCATTTGGCGGTTGTTTCTTCTTTCTCATAAACAATGAAATTTGTTCGTATCGATGTCTTTCGGCTTCTCTCCGTCCTGTCCAACGGATTCCACCACATCTTTCTTTCTCACAATGCCAACCACTTGCCTTTAGCGATGCACCGCTTTCAGATTCAAGTATGTATGTGATAATTTTTCTGTATCCCATATCCTTAGCAATCCTTGCACATCTTGCATATAGGATTGAACAGGCATTGTATGTTCCATCTGTACATAGACGCAGAACCTCTAATATATTATCATTATCAATTCGTCTGCTTTGCGGATGTCCGACAATAGCTACCCCGCATAATCTACCGTCATCATATACCGATATTGAAAATTTATGACCTTGAACTTTATCGTGATGCCTGTGGTTGTTTATTACATATTCATTAGCCAGTTTTAGACTTATAGGTTTAATCGTTAGCATTTATATTCTACCCACATACTATTCTATCTTTGTCTTTGGTGTTACGGATGGTAAAGATTCAATCCTTTTATGCAAATAATAAAATGGATTTGTAACTTTTAGAAGCTCGTCTTTACTCCAAAAATTTATTTGGTCAAGTACCGCCTGTCTACTGATACAATCTTCACAAGTCTGTTGCTCTCTCAACTTCTTTAATTCTATATCCTGCATATCGCTTATATTCTCATTGCCTGTCACAGATTTTGCTAAAGCTTTCATAAAGGGTGTTGGATTATTTGGCTTAACCCCTGTTATGATTTTCTCTGCCACCGTAATTGGTAAATCATTGTCGTTAATCTGTATCATTTCTTATCCTCACTTTTTCACTTTCTTTATAATGTACAACATATTCAGTATGTCTTATCTATAGCAAAATTAAGGACATTTTCAAATGTTCTTACAAAGTAATTATTCTCTGTGTATCATTAATAATAATATCATCTTTTCTTAATTCTTCTGTACCATTATAACAACCGCCACCATCTCGGTACTGAATTTCTATGTCATAATCTTCTATGTGATTCTCTACCGCTATTTTATATAGTTCCCGTATTGTCATTTAATCTTCATCTTCACTTTCTTTATAATTTATAACGTGTTCAGTTTCAAAAACTCTTATACCATCAGGAGTTCCACGCAAGTACAATGTCACTGATTTGTTGTGCCAGAGACATTTAGGACATAAGCGTCCATGATATTTATACATTCACTCTTCCTCACTTTCTACTAACAAAAATACTTGCCGTGATTGTTGGTACTGTAGATTCGGTATCAATCTCATAAGTTATATAGTCTTTAACACCGTGATAAAATAAATCGTTTGCTAATAATTGTTTTGTATCTTCAACGATTCCATTTTCATCTAAATCTGCTGCAAAATCATATATTATTCTTTTTACCTTTAACTCTTGAAATTGCATTGTTGTATGTTGGACATTAAATGGCATATTGTATAAGTCATATAGTGTCTGCATAGTAGAACTATTCGCAATAATTCTACGCATCAAATTATTATCAGATTCAAGGCGGTTTATCCGTTTTTTCAAACATTTCTTTATCTGTCTTGCGTTCATCTCTTATCACCTTTCGCTTTTCGTCGCCACAATGTAGTACCTATCCGTAAGAGTTTCATCTTCAAAAATAATTACAAAACCAGCATCTTCAAGAGCCTTTACTACTTTGTCATAATAATCTGCTGACTTCTTTACAGTCAGCTGAGCAAGTTTTTTGTTCATTTTTATTCCTCACTTTCTGCCTGTGCTCTTGTATCTTCTATTCTGTATTCTTTTCCTTTTGGCATAAGTTTTTTAAGGGCTTCTATGTCATCACTTGCATATATGTCTTTCCACCGATATGTATATACAGGCTGTGAATGATTTCCTAAGATATTAGGCATAGCAACTTTTACTTTTTTTTGTAATCTGTATCTCATACCTTCTCACTTCCCTTTTCAAAATAATATTTATCCGCCGTTTCAGTGATTTTAACCCCCGTTTCCTCAAATATCGTCTTTTGCATATCGTCAAAAGTGATATATCCTTTATCAAAGCTGTCAAATAGTTCAATACAATCTTCAACAAATGCTTCAAGCCTCTTTTTTCCGAAGCCGTGATGATCTCTTAGAACCATTAACGGAATCCCGAGCATAAGCACCAAGGCGGTGTATGCCGTCTTGTGTGCCTGCTCTTTCTTAAATGCTTCAAATTGGTCAACCGTCAAGTTCAGGGTAGCCGTTTTCTTCTGTTCCGACTTCTGTAATCTCCGTCTTTCCGCTCTGTTCATCAGTGTCCACTCCCAATGCAATAGCTTTTGCTCTGATTATTTCTTTCTCTCTTGCTGTCATATTACTTTTAACAACTTCTGCCCAAGCGGCTGCATACAAGTCTTTCGGAGCTTTTTTGAAGCTTGCCTTATAACCGTCCCAATCATTTGTTAAAAATACATTGCTCATAAAATCATTTTTCATTGTTTTTCTCCTCCTGTTTTCTTTTCATAAGATCACCCTATCTCTTCCCAAGTAAACCTACCTTTTCCGCTGTTACGCCACTGTGCAAAGCCTCGGAGCGCACCGTAATCAAGCCATTCTCTTACTACATTTTCAAGCTTTCCGTCAAGCAGCTGCACGGTAAACTCAATATAGCTTTCGGGCGGTATTACTTCCGAGCGTGCCAGGGCTATTCTCTCACCCTGTGCCGTTGACGCTCTCAACGGTCTTTCGCAATGTTTAAGGTTCTTGTCTCCGTAATTCTTAAAGAGTATCTTACGCTCTTTCACGAACACTAAGCCGTCTATTACCTTCTTATAAGCTTTAAGTTTCTTGCTCTCACTGTTTGCCTTACGGTTGAGCATACCGCAACAGTCTTTGAAGTACCCTTTGATGTGATAGTCGTAGATGTACGGCTCTCCGTCTGCGGTTTTCAAAAATACGGTGGTCTGCTTTTCGTTGTCCGCATCAGAGTCAAAGTTCAGCAGGTCGTTTTCCTCTTCTTCTATAAGTTTCGGCTTCGGTGCTTTAGATATAATGTAATCCGAATGAATATCCGGGTTATTGCTCGCCATTCCTAAAACCTCTTCAATAAATGTTGCTCTTACCTTAATTTCCTTTTCTACAAATCCCATTTGTATTCTCCTTTCTTTTACTCCTCCGTTACTTTTCTGTTTCGTAGCTTTAAAATTCTACACATTTCATTTCCCGCGCTATACATACCAAGCCTTGACAATTCTGTTTATGCGGTAATATCAATCATTCTGTTTGCATCACCTCCAACAATTTCATAACTTTTAAACTGTCGCATTGTATACAATGGTCATTAATAATCTCAATGTCCTTTGCACTCGGCTTAAAATATTTGTTACACAATTCAATAATGTTGCGAATTAAAATATTTACATTATCGGCTTGCAATTCCATTGCATAGACACTTTTCAATGCGGTAGTAAAGTCTTTTCTACACTTGCAATTTTTGAATTTTCTTTCAAGGATAACAAGTACCATAGCACCTTCTCCTGCGGCAGGCTCAAGAAAAGTAACACTCGGTTTAAAGCTTTCTTCGGGCAATAAGTCGCACATATCCTCAACAATATGTTTTGGTGTAAAAACCTCGGCGAAGTTTTTCACTCTCTCTCTTGATTTTATTAAATGCATTTCTTTTACTTCTCCGTTACCAACCCCATTGTTGTATTCTCCTTTCATTGCCTGTCTTTAGTCTGCTGTTCTATTCCACCGCACAACCAAGCAAATCCGTTACTTCTCTTAACCAAGCATATCCATAACGCAGCTCCTTTCTCTCCTCTACATCTCAATTCCTTGTCAAAGCAAGTCCGTTCAGGGCTGTTCCTTAACACTTCAAATCTATTATACGCATCTCCATAGCTTTTCACTGTTTTTCCCCTCATCTCCGGAACAATACTTTTCTCGTCCCTTGCATATCAAGACTGAACTATTCCGTTTCCACGCAATCTTTGCACATCGAAGCAATACTACTCCCTTGCAGTCCCTGGCAGTTCGTTACAAGTCTAGGCGCTACCCTGGCAGTTCGTTACAAGTCTAGGCGCTACCCTTGCAGTCCCTTACAGTCCGTTACAGTTTGTTACAGTTCCTTACGCAGCATTATTATGCTTATTCTATACAGAGCTTTGCTATGCGTTTCCGACACAAAGCACCACTATGCTTTTCTTTTTCAGAACGGCAGATCGTCATCGTCTTCGGTGTTTGGTACTGCGTAGAATCCGCTATTATCGCTATTGCTTACATTCTCTTTCTTTTCGATTAAATAGTCTTGAGGAAGTTTATAATCACCTTCATTAAGCTTCTGAACGCTTATAGCAAGGTTACACTTTGTTGTGCTCCTTACCTGTCCGTCATTGCCGTAGTATTCTTCAATAGAGAATAAGCCTCCGAACACTTTATCCTTTAATGTTTTCTCTTCCCAATTCCACATATAGCCTTTGTTAGAAGCCTCAATGGATGTAATAAATCCTTTAAAGAACGGGTTTGTTTTGCCGTCATTCTTTGTAAGTATAAGGCGGTATATACCACGCCATTTTTTCTCGGCTCTGTCGTCACTGTCGAACTTCTGCTGAAAGAACCCTTTGTACTCTCCGTCCGAAATATCAAACGCAACTACAAGTACATCCTTACCCGTCTTTGTCTGTTCGACTTTAGCGGTTTTTACCTTACAAAGGTATCCGCCTTTAGGTAATGTACTGCCATTACCCTGTCCGTCTGCTGCGTAAGTCTCTTCCCAATCGTTAGGTTTATTCATTTCTTCTTTTCCTCCTTGTTGAATCCGTAATACTCTCTTATGGTATCGTCAACCATTTTTAAATCGTTATCTATAATGTTGTCTTTAAACATATCAAGCGGTGTTTTGACGGTATTTGAGCCGTCACTGTGAGTGATAAACCCATACTCACCACCGCTGTTTATTGCCATTAACACAATGGAAAATAAACCCTCTAATGTAAGTTGGTTATCTAACATTTTCCCAAGTGTCTTTGCTTTTGTGTTCCCTTTGTCATCGTCTTCCGAGTGATGTAAGAAATACACTATTGTATCTTCGGATGTGTTGTTTATTACTGTCTGGATCAGATTGTAAAAATTCACAGCCATATCCGTAAACTTTTGATAGCCAAGCTCAGATACCCTTGCAAACGCTTCAAAGGTCAATAAATATTGCGTGTCATCCAACACATAGCATTTCAAGTTATTGGCTTTTAATGCTTGATTTATTTGTTTGTAGCTTGCGTGATTAACACATTTCAAACTGTTTCTAAACGGTAGCGGTTTGGAAGCTACATTAAGCACACCCACTTTGTCGGGATCTAAATTTCTCATTGCCGTAGACTTCCCACTGCCCGATTTACCGATTATTAAAACTGGGATCCCCATATAATCACCTCGCACTAAATGAATTAACAAGCCTTGCAAAAGGTAACTTCTTTCCGCTTGCAAGTGCCTCTTTTATTTTTGCTTCGTCATTCTTTTTTGCCGTATACTCCACCTTGTACTCATCGGGAACGCTGTCATATATGTCAAGCTTATCCGACTTAAAGGAATACAAGGTGTGCTTAAGGGTCTTGAACTTGTCATATCCTAATCCCGTTAGTATCTTCCCGAGGATGTTCTTCATCCTAAGCTGCTCACGCTCCAAGCTCTTTTTCCTGCCCTGTAAACGCTTTATTTCTTCTGCGAGAGCGTCCGCTTCGGTTTTTTTGGTCTTTATGATGTAAAGCCATCCGTCAACTTTTTCTTGAAGCTCACCCTCTACGAGTTCCCAATTGTCGAGTAAGAAGTCGTCATCCTCTTCTCCGTTTTCGATCATATCCAGTATGTAATGGTACATATTGGATATTTCAAAAATGTTATCCATTAATCCTTTCCTCCTATTGCTAACCCTATTACTATTAAAGTTAAGAAGCCTACGATAAAGCCCGCTATAAAAAGTAACATATAATCACCTCATTTCAAACACCCCTTGCTTTATCTGTTGGTAAAGGTTATAGCGGTTTGCGAACTTCCTGCGCTCTACCGCTTCTCTCGCTTCCTTTCTTTCTCGCTCTTTCGCAATATAGACGATACCATCTACCATAGTTTTAATATTGTACCCGATAGCTAAGCCTGCTATCAGTAATGCAAATTCCGTCATAATGATCTCCTTTCAATTGCCCCAATATCTGTCTGACAGACCTAAGATATAATCCGCAGAGCAGTTGTATCTTTTACATACCTCAATTAGGGCATCAATTACCTTTGTATAGCGATACTTTATCAATAACTCTGCATCCGCATCATAGTTATCGCTATAATTGCATTGAAGCACACCGTTTTCTATCAGTACCGCATTTACTCTTTTTTTTATATCCATATCTTACCCTCACCCACTCAATAAACATCGGACGGTCAATTTCGTACCATCCCTTATTGTTTTTCCTTGCCCATTTGGGACGTTCCGCTTTAATGCGAAGTCTTAAAGACTTTTCGCTCTCTCCCGAAATAGCGGACGCTACCGAAATGGGGATGATGTCAATCCACATTTTGGTTTTCTCCTTGCCTTGCACACAGTAATTTTTTTTGCGTTTACGCAAAATTCAAGCGAAAAAAATTTTGCTCGGATTTTTAATTTTCAGATTTTCTACAATAATGTCAATTTCCCTACGATAAAAATCGCTTTCTCCGTGCATTTTACGATATAGCGTAGACAAGTCAATATCAAGCATTACCGCTATATCAGATAATGTATAGCCGGATTCTTCTATCGCCTTTTTAAATTTTATCTCATCGAACAATTAATCACCTCCTCATATTTTGCGTTTATGCAAATATAATAGCACATCAAATTTTCTTTGTCAATATATTTTTTGCATTTTTGCAAATTATTTCTTGCAAATATGCGAAATTAATGCTATTATATTAGATGAAAGGTGGTGATATAATGAATATGAATGAAAAAATAAAAGAGTTGCGCCAAGATTTGAATATGACTCTACAAGAACTCGCCGATAAAATAGGCGTAAATGTTTCTACGGTACAACGTTGGGAGAAAAATGACATTAAAAATATGCGTAGAGATAAAATAAAATCTCTTGCAGATGCTCTTAATACTACTCCCGATTATCTTATGGGATGGACTGACATAAAAAATAAAATCAATGCAATTCACCCACTCCCCCCTTTTATAACTAAGGAATATCCGTTAATCGGTAAAGTTGCTTGTGGTGAACCGATAGAGGCTATAGAATTAAATGAAACAATATCCCTCGATCTGAACATTGATTGTGATTGCGTATTAATCGCTCGTGGTGATTCGATGATAGAGGCAGATATATATGATGGGGATCTTGTATTGATAAAGCAACAAGAACACCTCAATAACGGTGAAATCGGCTGTATTGTTGTGGATGATTCCGTGACGCTGAAAAAGTTTTATGATTATGGAAATATGGTTGTGCTTAGACCTTGCAATAAAGATTATAAGGAATTGGTATACGATAAAGATAGTCATTTGGAATATTTCAATATTTACGGACGCTGCGTTGGAGTAGTCCATAAGCTATAAGACTTTTACGGTATAAAGAGGTGATACAATGAGCATTTTAGCGGATAATATAAAGAAACGACGACGTGAATTAAAGCTCACCCAAGAAGAGCTTGCAACTGCTTTAGGATACACAAACAGAACGACAATATCTAAAATC